TTTTGTGATATGTGCAAAAAGAATGCTCATTTGCATAAGTTAGGTACATTAAATGTGTGCTCTGATTGTTTAATTAACTTACAGCAACAAGCAACGAAAGTATCACAACAATAAAAGAGGTGAGTCGATTTGGCAGAAATACTTAAAATAAGAGAAATAACAATTGATACTATGCAACACAAGGATTTCAATGTAAAAGAAGAGGAACTAAAGCTCATCCGGTTTTACCAGAATGATTTAAACTCTGCCAAACTATTAATCAATGTTACTCACGATAAAGTAGTAACAGATTTTTCATCAGCGACAAGTGTACAAATTGCATTTTTAAAGCCTGATTGTAAGCGAGTATTCCAAGATGTACAGAATGTAAATCAAATGCAGGGTAAGTACTATGTTGTTTTAAGTACACAAACTCTGATTGCCTATGGTAATGTCATTGCACAATTGAGAATTACTTTCCCGAATAACAAAGTAATTGAAACTTGTAAATTCGCATTTACAGTAGATGAATCAATAATGTCTGATGCTGCGATGAAATCTACAAATGAATTTCCAGTAATCCAAAAAGCTATTGAAGCAGGTAAGAAGCTTGAAGGTGTAGATATTGACGGGATTATTGCAGCAGGTGAATTAGCAAAGGGAGCAGTTAAGAAGACTGGAGATACCATGACAGGTAATTTGATTATGGAGAGAGGTAAAGGCGAAAGAGCATTTGAGTTTTTCAGCGAAGGTACCCGCTCTGCAAAACTAGCTGATGATGAGAACAACATTTTTTTACATGATGGTAAGAATAATAAGGTTATATGGCAGTATCGTAAAGGTATAGGAGATTTTATTGTAAATAGTAGTACAAACCTTCTCAAGAAAACAGGAGATATTATGTCAGGTAGTATGACGATGGATGTAACAACTGGACAAAAAAGATTTGTCTGGGCAGGAAACGATATCAATACTGGATTTAACGCAAGTGATGACCCTGTTTCACAGAATTTCTCGATGGTTGACTATAAAAATAATCGCACTATTTGGACTTATGAACCATTGACGAATTCATTTAATTTTAGAGGTGATATGAACGTTCCTTGGGTTAGGAAAACAGGGGATACCCTGACAGGTAACCTATCTTTGGATAGACCTAACGAAAATACTTTTAGACAGTTCTTATTGAGAACGAACAATGCTATAGATGCATGGTTCGGATTAACTGGTAACAACTCACTTCAGTTTTATGATCAAAAGAATTTGAGACAAATTCTAGATTACAATTTTGGAGCGCAAACGTTCCACATCAACGCTCCCAAAATTACAACAGCAAAAGACGGACGAGCTAATTTAACCTTGACAGCTGATGCTTTAGCAGTTGACTCAAACAACCCTCCTATAGCTTTCAGACGTGGGAATACGGTTACATTTAGATGTTACATGCAGAGAAAAGTTGGATCCACTAGTAACTTAATGACAGTGCTTCCTGTAGATATGAGACCCTTAGCTACGACCTTTATTAATGCATTGGCTCATGATGGTACTGTTTGTCGAGTTACTATCGGTGTTGATGGAAACGTCTTTATAGGTAATAACGGAAACACTTCAACAGAAGGGAAACAACTCGCAGAAAATATCACCTATGTAGTCGATTAAGGAGGAATCTATATGGCTAAATACTACGGATATTGTTTTGACAATGAAGGGAAATTCATCGAGATGATTCCCTTAGAAGAAAAAACAATCTATGAGAAACAAACATTCTATCGAGAAGAAACAAAGGTAATCGTTACTGAAGAAAAACTTTGCGAACTTCATCAATCTTTAGAGGACGGTACCTATATACCAACTCAAGAAAATGAAGAATCAGTCAGTAAATACGAATGCCTTGACTGTGTAATGGAACATGTAAAGTATGAAACTATTAAAGTGCCATACGAAGAAGAAGTTGTTATAGGTTATGAGCCAGACATCCCTGAAAATTGTACTTTAGAGGTTTGTCCAGATTTAATCTATAATCCAGTATTTAAAGAGGGTAAATGGGTAAAAACAGCTGAACCAAAACCTGAGGAACCAAAGCCTGAAGAACCTTCAGAGTTAGAAAAAATCAAACAACAATTAGCGGATATTCAAAAGGAACTTGAAGATATCAAAAATCAGAAACCGCAAACCCTTGATGAAACAGAAGCGCCAATAGCATTTGCAGCACCTATACAAGATACACCAGATTATGAACACGAAATTAATAAAATTAAGCAAGTTATTCCGGATTTAGGAGAACAAATTGTTGATTTAAATAGTAGAATAGCGGATTTAGAGAACAAAGAGCAGGTGTAATTGACTGGTCTTTTTTATTTTTTAGAAAAGGAGGTGAACAATTGGAGCGAGTTCATGATATTTTCAGAAGTCTTAACATAATCGATGTTTTTAACTCCACAACATTTAAGTTCGGCTCATTAGTCGGCGGTAGTTTAGGAACATTTTTAAGTATCATATACGGAAAATCTAACTTAATATGGATTTGCATTTTAATGATGGTAGTCACTTTAGATTGGATTACTGGAAGTAAGGCATCTAAATTAGATGGATCGTATTCATCAGCATATGGAGTAGAAGGCATCGCGCGTACCGTGGTGCTTTTTTTATTGCCATGTTTAGCTCACATGTTTGATATTGCCTTTAAATTACCTGATTTCTTTTTCTTTATGGTAACTGGCGGTTTAACATATCACATTTTTAACAGTGTCACAGCTAACTGCGTTCGTGTCGGTTGGGATAAATGGATTCCAACATGGTTACTGGAGAGCGTAGCAAGTGAAATTGAAGCAAAAATAAAACGTTCTGATACAAGGAAACGGAGGAAATAACGATGCAAGAGAAATTCAAGAATTATGGATTATGGGTAGCGTTGTTTGCACTTTTAGGGATGGTACTAATGGATACAGTCCCTCATTTTAATTTAGGAAGATACCAAGAATATGTAGATATGATTCTATACATTTTGATTGCTGCGGGTGTTGTATCTAACCCTACAGCTGGCAAATGGTTTGCTGATAAACGAAATGAAGGAGCGGATAAGTAATGGGATATATCGTTGATATGTCAAAATGGAATGGAAGCCCTGATTGGGACACAGCAGAAAAACATTTAGATTTCGTTATCGCTCGTGTGCAAGATGGTTCTAACTATGTTGATCCCGTATACAAATCCTATGTAGCTGCGATGAAGACTCGCAACATTCCTTTTGGTAATTATGCTTTCTGCCGATTTGTATCGATTAATGATGCAAAGAAAGAAGCGCAGGACTTTTGGAATCGCGGTGACAAGAGCGCTACGGTTTGGGTGGCGGATGTAGAAGTGAAAACAATGGAGGACATGAGATCCGGTACACAAGCTTTTATCGATGAATTACGGCGACTAGGTGCTAAGAAAGTCGGTTTATATGTCGGCCATCATATGTATGAACCTTTTGGTATGGCGAATGTGAAATCTGACTTCGTATGGATTCCGCGTTACGGCGGTAAAAAGCCAGCATACCCTTGTGATATTTGGCAATACACGGAAACAGGCAATGTACCTGGCATTGGTAAATGTGATTTAAATGAATTAATCGGTAGTAAGTCTTTATCTTGGTTTACTGGAGCAGAACAAAAACAGGAGCAAGTACAAGTGGAGGAACCTAAACAAAACATCATCCAATCAGGTGCTTTTTCGCCTTACGAAACTCCTGATGTTACAGGGGCGTTAACGTCCTTAAAAATGACTGCTAAATTCATTTTGCAACCTGATGGATTAACATATTTCATTTCTGATCCAACATCAGATGCTCAATTAAAAGCAATGAAAGAATACCTTGACCGTAAAGGTTGGTGGTATGAAGTTAAGTGAAATATACTAAGTAACTACAAATGAATCCTATATATGTGAAATAGTAGACAAAACCTCCTATCAAAAAGGTGGTTTTGTCTACTTTCATAATTTAGATTTTCGTTATTCCCCACATACTGAATTCATAATGATATTCCGTTCTTTCGATACATACGCCGAATTCTAAATCATCACCAACTAATACAAAATCCGCATACCCAGTTAGAAATCTTGATATGGTTGATAACTCTTCTAAATTATCAAATACTTCAGCAATGTTTAGCTTAACTGCTTCAATTTTACCACCCTTAGAGAAAAAGAGTCTCCCTTGATTAACTGGAAATTTAATAGTTTTAGCTGTTTCTTTTAACAGCGCTATTGATAGTCTTCCGTTTTCTTCATAATCAGTGCTACCAAATTTTTTTATGTTTGAATTTTGCTCTAGCGTATTAAATAATTCTTTACAAAATAAATCATTAGATTCTGCATCCATAAATGAGTCCATAGAAATCGTAACAATATTAGAAAGTTCATCTATCAGTTCTTTTCTATTAGCGTTTCTCTTTGCTTTCATTTTTAGAATTTCGATTCGGCTTTTATTCATATTACTCAAAACTTTTCACACCTTTAGTTTCTTATTTTTTTCCTTTTTTCTTGTATCCTTCAAAATCTTCCGGATAATGTCCAGGGTGTTGGTTATATCTTCCTTTTTCCAGTGGGCTTCCTTTTTCATCATCTGCAGTATGGAAATGGGAACCCCTTCCCATTTTATCTTCTCTATGCTCAATTATATATACTTTTTCATTCTTAATATTAGAATATTCTTCTACCCACCTATGTTCACTAGTTCCATCAAAGATTTGAGTAGGTTTTTGGCGTGGAGTAGAGTTTGGGATTCCAGCGTTACGTCTAGCTTTACGATATGCGCCATTACTAGTTAATAATTTGTCCTGTCTCTCAAGATGAGCTTTATAATTTTCAGTAGCTCTAGCAGTTTTAGCGGCTTTAGTAGCTTGAGCTGCATCTGCAGTCATTTTTACACCTTTTCCAACTTTAGCGAGTTTTCCGAATGGTGTAATACCAGCTACGGCCATTCCGCCTGCAAAAATTCTATCCCAGGTTGACAGTTTTTCTCCAGTAGAAGGGTCAACTCCATCCCAAACTCTTTTAATATCATACTCACCAGTTAATTCACCAGCAATATCTCGAGCTAGTTTGCCGCTATCAAATCCTGTTTCTTCAGAAGAAGGTTTACCACACATTGCGCCTTCTTCCAATGTAACATCTTGATCATCCGCATTACGGAATTTTTCAGCAATTCGTTTTAAATCTTCTTCCACTTTTATAATCGAATTAATAGATGCAAAAGCTTTTGGTCTCGCGTCATTGAACATTTGAACGAATTGTTGATTAGAGGCACCGATCCATTGAAAACATAAACGATCTATTTCATTACATAGATTATTATGTATAGATTCTAATGCGATTCTGGTATTACTTGCACGATTAGCAACTTCTTCTAGCATTTCCGGTGTCACTTTGATTTGAACCATTTCTTTCCTCCCTTTCCCCAATTAAAATTATGAGATAAAAAGAAAAAAATGTAAATACAGAAACTTTAGATTAATATAATAATATTTATATGAAATAAAGAAAATCCTCCCTATTAGGTGATTTTTTATTTTACACCAATAATATCGATAAATTTCAACGTCATATTATTATAAAATGCATCCGTTGTAGCGTTATGCGGTGAGCTATTTATTATGGTTGGTAGCCAGGAACGGGGATTCTCCCTCATTTCAAGGGCAGGGATTGGTTATATTGTAGTCCAAATGATTCCGTTATTTATGAGGTTGCTTGTTGAAATCGCTAAAGCTATTTAATTCTATTAACGGGTTTATTATTGGAATAAAAATCAAAAAAATTCCTTCTTTTACTAATTACAAAATAGTTATATAATGATTGTTGGAATTGTATTATTGACGTTTAAAATAAAGGGGAGAGAATAGTAATGAAAAAATTATTAATTTCAGGTGTATGTGCAGCAGTATTTGGTACAACTTTTTTTGCAAATAACTCTATGGCTGAGACATCAGGGAATACCACAAATCAGGGAATACAAGCAGCGAGTGCTCAAACTAGTAAATTTATAGATGTGCCCGATTGGAATTGGGCATATAATGAAATTAACTACATGGTTGACCACAATATAATGTTGGGATACCTCAATGGTTATTTTGGAGCTGTAGAAAAAATAACGCGTGAAGATTTAGCGGTATTCTTATATAGAACGGTGAAAATTCCGGATTATGATATGTCACAGCCGATTCCTTTCAATGATATAAACGATTCAATGTTTAAAAAGGAAATTGCAGCAGCATATAAAAGTGGAATTTTTTCTTCCGCGTCTGATGGTCGTTTTAATCCAAATAGAGTTGTAACCCGTGCAGAACTTGCTCAAACTTTCAAAAACGCTTTTGGGTTAAACAAGAAGTTTGATCATCAATTTAACGATATGCAAGGGCACTGGGCCAATGAAGCCGTAGAAATTTTATATAGTAATGGTATTACTGGTGGTGTAGGTAATAATAACTTTAATCCAGACGGTACAGTAACACGTGAACAATTAGCGGTATTTCTATATAGAACTATTCCAATGTCTATCAAAGATCTACGAGATAATGCTAAGTAAAAATAATTAAAAGACTGACTCTTATGAGTCGGTTTTTTTATTTGCAGGAATTTATAAACCATCATGGAATACTCTCACTAGGAGGTGTTGTGACGTTATGACGGACGAAGTTGTTTATTCTGCTAGTGAAGTATACAAACGACTAGGAATATCCGATAGCACTCTTAGAAAGTACATGGAAGTATTGTCACGTGAAGGATTCGCAGTAAAGAAAGATAATCGTGGCAGACGCCAATACACAGACAGTGACATTATGGTGATTGAGAAATTAATTGAGCTTAGTAAGCATGACGGTATGACGCTAGAAAAGGCAGCGAAGATGATCGCGCAGCAAATAGAGAAGGTTAATCCGGATCTGATTAAGGAAGAATCTGAGGAAACGGATTTAGTACCATTCCACATTAAGCAGCAATTACAGGAACAGTACAGCGTTATGGCGCAAGAAATGAATCAAAGCATGTTAGCAATGGAGAAGCGATTAAGCGAGCAGGCGAAGCAAAGCAATGATGTAATCAAAGCGAGTATAGAGCAACATAATGAACGAGTGGAAAAACGATTGGAAGCACGGGACGAGACGTTGATGAAAACACTACGTGAGATGCAGGAGGCGAAGAGAATGATGCAGGAGTTTCGGGATGAAGTTGCTGCAGCTAAGGAGAAGAAAAAGTCGTGGTGGAGGTTCTGGTGAGAATCTAATTACTTAAAACAATAAGCCCTACAGAAAGCAGGGCTTATTTTCATATAGACAGTATGTCGTTTAGATTATCTTTTTCATTTGAATTCAACTTATTAGCAATATAGTAATCTAACATTTCATCGATAAGCTCATAATTTTTCATGTCTTTCATTGTGCAAATGGCTTTTATTTTATTAAGTGTTTCAGGCGATACCTTTATATTTTTCCTGTCTGCTGCTGACAATGAATTCTTTTTCTGTGGTGTAGAATCATCTAAAACAGGTGTTACAGTCACCAAGTATTTTTTATCCAAAATGACCACTCCAATTTAAAATGTTTTATTTATTCTCTAACACTTCATAAAGACGTTTGTACATATCTTTGTATGCCTTAGAATGTCGATTCGCTAGCTTAGTATCTACATAGTTTTCAATAAGCATATCAACGATGTTGTTAATTGATGTTTTATCCATACCTTCTTTTTCTTGAATAAATGGTTTAAGAGTATTTAGCTTTAGCAAAACAGCAGGTGAAATTTTAGCTGTTTTAGATGGGACTAAACGTTGATCCGGCTTCTCTGGTGTCTGTATTTCCTTTTCCGTGTTAGTCTGATCACTTTGAATAGTTAAAGATGAACTATCGGTAATAGGTGTCACAGTTACTAAAAAAGATTTACTTTTATTTTCCAAAGGTACCACTCCTATTTTGATTTTTATAATTTTATAAAAGTATAACTTTATAATTTTATAAAATTATAAACACGTTTATTTAGATAGGAATAAAGTTTAACTTCATTCCTATTCTCGACTTTTCTTTGATTCAAGCACTTGTTTTACAGCATTTTTTACTAACTTTTGTTTTGGTGTAGGTAATGAAGCAACTTTTTCTTCGATTAACATATTTATTACTTCATAAATTTTCATATCTTCAATTGTAGCGAGTGTTGATATTGCTGTATGTGTTTCTAATGAAACACGGAAAGATTTTGGTAATTCTTTTGTAGTGAGTTTTCTCTTGGGTTTTTCAAAGAGCTTATCATCGTCAGGAAAACTACGTTCTTGATTTTCTTTACTTTCGGGTGTGAAGGTTACTGACCCTTCAGTTTTCTTTCTTCTCATACCAAGTTGTTCTTTGTCTATATTCAATTTGTTATCCATTTACTGTTGTCATTCCTTCCAAAATCTCAATTCGTTTTTCGACTTCACCTGCAATATTTTGGTATACAGTATGAACGTTTTTATCATGAACATCTTTCAGATTATAAGTGATTCCTGTTCTATCAAATCTCTTTAAACGCGCCATCTGTTTAATGATGTTATTAAATACATTAGCTTTACCAAAAATCTCTTCGGCTTCTTGAAGAATATCTTTATCAATTTCATTACCGTTTTGCATTAGTACAGGTAATGCCCCAATAATTTCTAATGGTAAATTGTAATCATCTGCTAACGAGAATACATGTTCAACGTATTTCTGAGCACCTTTTAATGATCTTTCTTGTGTTTGTAAAATAACCATTACATAGTCACTAGCGACTAATGCACTGTCTGCAAATTTATTTAATTGTGGTGGCACATCGATAAAAATGTAATCATAATTTCCTTTGATTGCACTTAATTGTTTTGCAAAATATGTATCCTGTGAGAAGTCATCCTCAAAATTTCTGAAAAGGAATTTTTCATATGTTTGTAAATCCTCGTAAGAAGGAAGTAAGTCTAAGTTAGGCAGTACATTAATTAGCGCACTCTGTAAGTTTGCATCTATAAGTGACATAGCTAATGTTCTTTTGAATTCTGGTTCGATTGAATATATTTTTTTCATTGTGTTAAATAGTAAATCAGTCGCATTTGCTTGCGGATCTAAATCTACTAATAAAGTTTTCTTTCCTTGTTTCGCGAATGTATAAGCCAACATTACAGCATTGGTAGTTTTCCCAACTCCACCTTTGAAGTTCCCAGTTGTGATAACTTTGCACATTTTCCGTCACCTCGTAAAAAAAAGTTTTTTTATACTTTTATAAATTTATAATTTGATTTTATAACACAACAAACCAACGGTAAAGTATAAATTTATAATTTTATACTTTTATAAAAAGTTTAAAATCAAATTGTAAATAGATGATAGTTTTTAAAACCTATTTTCAAAATGTTGTATTATCAGGATTTATCAGCGTGTTTTTTATAAAAATATACTTTTATACTTTTATAAAATTATAAAAGTATAAAAAAACAATCATTCTGTTATTGAAAAACTAGTTTTTTATAAAAGTATAAATTTATAAAAGTATAAAAATGAAATTCGGATTTTATGTAGAGTGGTATATTGCGGGCTTATAGAGGCATTTACAAACAAAAAAGCTTGTTGTAACGTAGTACACAACAAGCAACATTCTACAAAACAAAACATAATTTGATATTTTACATAAATGAAGATCGATAAGACAATTGAATATGAACACAAAACAAAAAGCCACTCCCATATGTTAACGGCTACCAACCTTTAACGGGAATGACTTGCTCTAGCAAGTGTACCACCACTTGTCTAGAAATGAACTGTATTCAACCACAGTGTTAACGTTTAAGTAGTGTACCATCACTTTCTTAAACAACTATGCCTTTTCACGAGGCTTCTTTGATATACCCATTTTATCTATTGTTTGGATAAATATCAACTAGTAAATACTAGTTTTGATTATTTTATAGTCCAAAAGATATATAACGGGCATCTCTAAACCTAGAAGTCTTGTGGATCTACAGGTCATTTAGGTATTGGAGATGTTTTTTGTTTTTTGTTCGCGTGGAATTGCCTGATACCACGTTAATAAAAACTGATAAGCCGTGATTCCGTGCTTCTATATAGAGGGAACGTGTTACGGCGTGGCTAGCTGTTGGTCGTGCAGGGGGTACAAAGTATACGCCTACAAAAACAGCACCCCTCATTAGAATCCTGTTCTTCTGGTGAGGGAGGGCGAGAACTTGCCCAGGGACGATTCTCTAAAAGGTTCGGGAGGTTATCGTTAGCATTACGGTGCTAGGGAGTACATTCAGTTTGTCGTGTAGGGACGATATTACAAGGACAAGCCATAGAAAAAGGATGTATGCGGTGAAGATCGCTGAGTGAACAGGGTCTATACATACGGATACCTTATAAGTGACCGCATGGCGAAAACAAAGACGCTTATCCATCTATTTTGACTG